GACCGAGTCCCGCCATACACTATATATAGTTTACTCTCACGAAGAAAACTATAAGACATTTTTTAAGCCGCTACTGATCTGTCTCCTGATCCACTCGCTGCATAACCAGTTTGAGTGTGGGAAGTAGAGCCTAAGTATTTAACTTTTATTTCATCTCCAGTTAGAAGGTCGCTACCATGAGCAGCAAATTCTACTGTTGTGGAGATTAAATCGCCTGTTTCAATTGTTGGTACTTGTAAGTGACACCTAGGCATGTTGAATTCAACACCAGGAGCTGTAAAGTCTCCTGAGTCCATTGCATCCCCATCAGAACCAACTGCACCTGCTACTCCCATATATAAACGTACATCAAATACGTTTGTAATAAGGTCAGTCGCTGCTGCTAAGTCTGTTAATAATTGATTAGAACCATTAGATTTAGTATCTAAATACATAGTTAAAGAACCAGTAATAGTTCTTGCTCCTGTAAAGGATCCTATGGGTTTATCAACAATACCAATTGTTTCTGGTGTTACATAAGTAACATTGTTCGCTATTGTTATTGAACCACCTGTGATATTGATATCATAAGTTTTATCATCTAGGCCTCCAGATGCATTTCCGCCACCTTGGGCATCAGCATCTAAGTATAGAGATGATAGTTTATTTCTTAAATAATCCGCATCGCTTGGTCCAACTGTATCTGCAAAGTTGTAATTTTCTACATAAGTATCAGTATTACCGCTAGAGTGAGTTAAACTCGCTCCATCAGCATCATATGCTTCGATTTGATACTTAGAAGGATCTTCATACGTAGTAGTTACCTGGTCAATAGTAGTTGCATTACCACTCCATGTGATTTGTGCAATTCCATCAATAGAAAAATCAATTTCAGCCTGATTGATTTGAGCATCATTCAGTCTGTAAGTTGTATTTTCTAAAGCAAAGAATATATTTAGTTTCATAAGTTCGTGAACGTCTGATTCTAAAAAGTCTACTAGAGCTCCGTTTGTTGCTCCTGTACTTGTTGCTACAGCAGCACCCGACGCATCGGATAATCCTGTACCAGCTAGTGCCGACCATAGTATGTTTTCTACCATGTCGTAAGTTCCATCTGCTCTGAAACTTGCTGCTCCGTGCTTAAATGGTCGAACATAAGTTCCAAATGACCACTCTGCAGGAGGTAATGAATCGTTGAATCTTTTTGATCCACGATTTGGTGCAGCACCTGCTTCATTAATTGTTACATCAGTTGATTCAGATCCTTGTGAGAAACTATATCCATCTAATACACCAATTCTGAAAGTGTTTGCTGCTGTTGAGTTACCTCTGAAACGTCCTGTTCCAGCTCTTGCACCTTCTTGTGTAGTTGTACCTGTTACAGTTTTAACCGTAACAATCAGGCCACTAGCAGAACCATTATTAGTTCCAGCGTAGCTTTCTACTGCGGTTTCTGTTGCTGTTTCATCAGCTACAAAACCATTACCTCTAAAGTTATTAGGGATAGCTACAGTTTCTACAATACCATTACTGCCAATTGATAAAACAATACATTTTGCATTTGCTCCAGAACCTGAAGTTGTGCCTAAAGTAACAATATCTCCTACAGCATAACCAGTACCTTTAGTACTAACATAAGCTGTTAGAATTCCTCCACCTGCAGTGGGGACTCCGTTTGCGCTACTTACAAATACTTTCGTATTTCTTGAAAGATTTAAAGCCATTGCTTTTCTCCTATCTTTTTTTAGTCTTTGAAAGTACTTAGCGAGATTTTTATCTGCTTTGTAATTTCCATTTTTTAATACCTAACTTCTACTAACATTTCACCAATTCCTAAGGGCGTTAGAGCACCTTCGTCAGTGGTTAATGATATTATAGTTAAGGAAGTTGTTTTTAAATTTGGACTTACGGTATCGTCATAAGTCAAAATATCATTATTATCTATAACTCTTTCAATATCTTCCATTAAAAGAGCTAGAGTTTCTTGGGGATCTGTTTCATCATTAATATAACATCTTATATCAATCTGAAGAAATCTCCATTTAAAGCCGTCGGGCTGATACTGTCTAGTCTCATCTCCAGCAACCACACAAATATGTGGATACTCTTGAATTTGATCTAAAAACTTTAAACGTCCTTCTGCTTTATTAAATATATTTGAATTGTATGGAGATACTCCATTTATTTTCAAATTTAATTCTTTTACT